ACTGGGGTATAATATATTGTTTTTCAGAATTTGGTGATGAAGATAATACGGTGGCAGAAAGTATACCAAGCTATAGTTCACCGCCTTGTTTCTTAGCACCTAGAACAGCAACTATGATTGAAACAAAAGCATTTTGTATAGATATTACTACAAGGTTTATAGATAGCACTACACTTAAATTAGATCAAACAGAAATAACGTTATGAGAAAAAAGATAGCAAAAAATTCAGTTCACGTTATAAACTTATCATCTTACACTTCTCCTCAAGTAGTAGAAAACCCAAGAAAAGATTATATAGAATATGGTGATGACAATCAATACTTTCAATACTTAATTGATAGATATAACGGATCTGCTACAAATAATGCGGCTATCAATGGTATATCAGAAATGATATATGGTAGAGGATTAGACGCTTCAGATAGTAAAGAAAAACCTGAAGCTTATGAGCAAATGAAAAGTTTGTTTACTAAAGAGTGCATGAAAAAAGTATGCTATGACTATAAGATGATGGGTCAAGCAGCAGTACAGGTAATATACACAAAAGATAGAACCAAAGTATTTCAGGTAGAACATATACCTATTGAAACACTAAGAGCTGAAAAAGCTATAGAAGGTAAAGTTAGAGCATACTACTATCACCCCAAATGGAAGGATATAAAGAAAGATGACCAGCCAAAACGTATCTCAGCATTCGGAATGTCTAAAGATGGCATAGAGATACTTTATATTCGCCCATACAAGGCGGGATTCTATTACTATTCACCAGTAGATTATCAAGGTGGGCTACAATATGCAGAATTAGAAGAAGAAATAGGTAATTACCATATAAATAATATACAAAACGGTTTACAACCAAGTATGTTAATTAACTTCAATAATGGTACACCAAATAAAGAACAAAGAGAAGAAATAGAAAGAGCAATCTATGAGAAGTTTAGTGGTACATCAAATGCGGGTAAATTTATATTGGCATTTAATGATAGCAAAGAATTAGCAGCTACAATAGAACCAGTAACTATTCCTGATGCCTATCAGCAATATGAGTTCCTAGCAAATGAATCAATGACTAAAGTTATGGTTTCTCATAGAATAGTATCACCCATGCTAGTTGGAATTAAAGATAAAACTGGTCTAGGTAATAATGCACAAGAATTAGAAACAGCATCTTTACTTATGGATAATACTGTTATTAGACCAATGCAAGTAACTATCATAGATGAACTACAAAAGATATTAGAATATAATAATATTGATTTAGACTTGTACTTTAAAACATTACAACCTTTAGAATTTACTGATTTAACTAATGCCATAACAGATGCAGAAGTAGAAAAAGAAACAGGTGTAAAAAAAGATGATATAGAAAGAGAAGAGGAAATTAACGA